ACACAACATCAGGACAAGCAAAACTGAGCTTTTCCGTAGCATCAACCCATGTTTGGTACGACCAGGCTGGAGAGAAGCAAGAGAAGACAAGCTACTTCAACATCGCCGCTTGGCGTTACTTGGCTGAGAACTCAGCTCGCACTCTCGAAAAGGGAATTGGCGTCATCGTGTACGGCCGCCTAGAGCAGCGTTCATACGAAGACAAAGAAGGCATCAAGCGTTCAGCAGTTGAACTCGTAGCAGAAGAAGTTGCTATTTCAACAAAGTCACTTGAGACAATTGAGCGTCGTCAGCGAAGCGAGAATGCCCAGTCGGCAGCTCCTCGTGGACAATCAGACCAGCAGCGCAGAACCCGCCCAAATACCGCAAAGGTACCTGCTGGCGGTCTTCTTGAGGAAATTGACTCAGACCCGTTTTAGTCCGCTCATGGGCGCACTGAGCGCCTGAGAACGGTTTACAGAACCAATAGAACACCCAGCTGGCGAGATTTCCTCAAAGGCTGGGTGTTTTGTTTTGTCCAAGCTTACATAGATATATATTTTTAAAAAATGTTTGAAATATGTTGCAAAAAACCAAAACCTTGTTTATGATTTCCTTACCCATCCACCTACATAAAACTGGGAGTCAATAATGTCAGAATATAGCAAGCTTCGCGAAAAGGGAATCAACCGAGGTCGGCCTAAGCACAGTCCTGAACAAAAGGCCGAATCACAGATGCGCAACTCGGTCCGGCAGGAAGCACGTCGAAGGGCTCATATGGTTCTCAAGGCACGTCATGCCGAAGAGTTCAATGCGATTTATGAGGCAGAGATGAAAGACCTCGTTAAAGAGCTTTCGACACCTCAAAAAAGCGCACCGAAGAAGTCCTCGAAAAACTAGTCTTCTGTTTCGGCTTCTTTTTTAGCATTCCTATAGGAGTGTTCTAAAGCGGCTATCAAATCAAGCCCTCTTTCTTCTCCGTCATGATTTCTTTTTGAGTCAAGGGCGTTTAGGTCAGCAAGGAGTTTTATGTCTGCATCTATTCCAGGGAAGGTCATGTTAGGAGTCCTTGTCTTTGTGATTCTTGGTGTTTCTTTTAAGTGCTTTTTTTCTTGAAGAACCATAGCTTATTTCTAGCCAGTCATCAAAGTCTTCGTATGTCCCAACGCTGTGCTGCACGTATCTTTCGTATTGAGATAAGAGACTTAAGTACTCTTCGTTGTTTTCATCAAAACGTGATGGCATAGGAATACCTTATTGTCTTTTTCTTGCTTTTTTAGCAGCTTCAGTGTTTGAAACAAACTGGCTACCTTTTCGGCTGCCAAGTATTTTCTTCCTGTTTGTCGCAGCTCTTTGTGCTGGCGTCAGTTTTGCCCACGCTTTTGCTGGAAGATACCTACGAGTTCCGCCCTTGCGTATCGCTGGCTTGCCATCTGACGTGCTCCACTTCTCGCGAGTCCACGTCTTTAATGAGCGCTGTGCCTTACGTGGGGCTCCTTTATAGCCTCCACCAGCCTTCCGGTACTCCATGGCCAGTAATTGAGCCTTGCGTGCGCTCCACTGTCCAGGCTTGCCGCCTTTTGAGCCAGCCATGATTCTGTTCTTTATACGTTCACGAACATCTGGTTTTGTGTAGGACATCTTTGCTGTTTTTTCAAGAACATCAGGCGCTCCTTCTGTAAAAACAGATGCAGCCTCTTCGACCCATGCTGGTGAATCTGGGGAATTTTTATGGTCTCTCATTTTTCATTTTCTTTAATCGCTTTTTCCGCTTCACCTATTATCCATGCAGTTTCGGCGTTTAACGTGTAAAGCCATGGATGGGATTTTGCGAAGTCAACGATTACTTGTGAGCCGTCTTCCCCACTGAAGTCAATCCCTACGAATCTAAGCACATCGTAGATGCTCTCTACTCCAGGAATGTCGATTTGGCGATACTTGGCCCAGTCGGCATTCTCTTGAGAATCGTCAATGTTTACTCTATTCGTCGCCATCTTTTTTCTTTCGGGTCTTGAGTGGCTTGACATATCTGGATGGCATCGGAGTATTTAAGGACGGGATATCCAGGAAAGAGGGTTTGCTCTCTTCCGGTTCGGGCTTTGATTTATTTTTCCCGGTTGTGCGTATTTTTGCAGTAGGCAAACCCCTGGCTCCTATTTGGTCCAGTTCTAAGCTAAAAACTTTTTTCTGTTCGTCTTTTTTACCAAGGGCCATAGTGTTGACTTTCTAACATGTTTGCTTCTGCTTCTTCAATGTCGTACCTAAGCACGTCTGCTTCTTCAATATTTCCAATGCCGTAGTAGAGAATCTGTGGAAACTCTACCCTATTGCCGTTTGAGTAATCTCTGACCCACACAAGACCATCTCTCTCAAATTCGGTCCAGGCATGAGGGAATCTAAGCCCCTCTGCTTCTCCTCCGGTACCAAGAGGATAGCCGTGTACTATTTTTACCTTGTCGTAGGCATCGGCCAGTTTTCTAGCCTGCTGTATTGCTTCACTAAAGCAGTCACCCTCTCCGTCGGGGACTTTTTGATTAAACTTTTTCTCAAATTCGTCGTCATGAAGCTGAACGCTCTTTGGTTTCGCTTTTTTAACCGGTTTTTTACCAGAAGACAATCTCGTGTTGTTTTCTCCGTCGGTTTTGATAACCAAAGCACCCTTTTCTTGTGGGTCAAAAGCACCAACTTGACGAAGTGTGATTATTTGCCTGTAGGCCTTTGACTCATCTGGCTTCACGCTCACTACTTCAAGTCTGCCTCCGGAAACAAACTCTCGTGGAGTCATTCCAGCGTCCTCGTCATCCATAGCATCGTAATACTCTTCATGGTCTTCAGGTAGCGGCTCGCCTTGCCATTCACGTTGGATGGTTTCGTTTCCGACTTCATCTAGCGCTTCTTCTATGTCTATTTTTATGTTTGACTTCTCTAGTGGGGTTTTGGCTTCTCTATAGTCTTCGACAAGCTTAATTAGTTTGTCAGCAAACTCTTTATCATAATCAGCGTTATCTTCATCTACTTCTCCATTTTCTACATCAGCCAGTATCGCTTCTGCAAATTCGTTGATGTTGTAGAGAGTGTCGCTTTCGTGTCTATTGGAGAAAACCGGTTCAAACGTTCCTCCAGTTTGATAAGAACCAGGGAAGTCCTCCAACACCAAAAGGGCATCGCTGCCGAACCTGGTCAAGAAATGGTCTCCTCTAGGAGATGGTCCAATTTCAACAAAAGCAAGTAGAGGGATATCCACCTGACTACCAACCTGCATTGCATCAAAGAACTGTTTTCCTTCTTCTGGTGAAGAAAACATCATGGCTCTATATAGATAGGGTTGTCTATCATATTTTCTGCCATTAATCAAAGAATCAACAACACTCGCCATTAGGTAGCGTGCTTGCTCGGTTCTCTTTTCGGGAGACACTGTTGTTTGAAATTTTGAGTTTCCAAAAAATCCACCGCTTTGGCTAATATTCGGGTCTCTCTCCGAGTACTCGTCTATTCCGGCAAGTTCATATGCTGCTGTTCTTATTTCGCGACATGGGTCCCATTGCATCCAGTCTCCGCCAACAGACTCTTTAACTATGTCGTCCCTGTCTTCTTCACTATCGTCTGGAGACGCTCCAAGAACTTCGAAATCAACAATCTCTTCAACTGTTTTCCATTCTGGAGTATGAGATTTCTTGCCTGAAGAAAGTTTTTGAACTGATTCGACGGGCTGGTCATTGGTCATGACGTTTCCATCGGGCATGATTGCTCCAGTAAGGTTTGCACCAGTCAGGTTTGCATTAGAAATGCGTGCTCCAGACAGGTTTGCTCCTTCCAGGTTTGCCCCGGTTAAGTTTACGTCAGTTAGGTCCACTCCCTCAAGGTTCGCCCCAGACAGGTTTGCGCCCTCCAAGTTAGCACCTCTGAAAAGTGTTATGTTTGTAAGAATTGCTTTAGACAAGTCTGCGCCCCTAAGGTCCGCGCCAAGAAGATTTGCACCAGTCAGATTTGCACCAGTGAAGTCTGCATTCTTTAAGTTTGTATCAGACATTTGCGCGCCAATCAATCTTGCAAGCTTTAGGTTTGCACCTTCAAGGATTGCCTGAAACATGTTTGCCATTTCTAGGTTTGCGTATTCTAGGTTTGCCCTGGTCAGGTCTGCATTGGTCATCACGGACTGGCTCATGTTTGCTCTGGTTAGGTTTGCTTCGGTAAGGTTTGTATCATTAATGTTTGCTTTAATCATGCTGGCTTCAGTCAGGTTTGCCCCGCTCAGGTCTGCCATGTATAGGTCTGCGCGAGCAAGTTCGGTTTCCGACATGTTTGCTCCACTGAGATTTGCCTTAAATAGGATGGCGTCTTCCATGACCGCGCCAGTCAAGTCTGAATTACTCAGGTCTATCTCTCTCATTACTGAAAACTGCATATTTGCTCCAGATAGATTTGCTCCAGCCAATTTTTTACCTTCAAGTAAAGTATTGCTTAAATCCATGCCTCTTATGTCTGAGCCAGAATTAAAGAGTTCTTCTATTGTGTCGGAGTTCTCGAAAATAGTTTCTCTTCTTTGTGTGATACTTTCAAACGCTTTATCAATATTAGCGATATTTACATTTTTTAATTTTTCCAACAATGATGGTTTCTCCATGCTGCCCACACTTTCTGGCTGAATAGCGTCCGTGCGTACAGCCAAGACCCTCATTGGTTTACCGAAAAGAACAACCTCATCTTCATTTAGACATCCAAAACCGGTTAAAGCATTAGAAAACACGTCCTCGACTGGTACAAAAGTTTTAATCAACGTAGGAGTGCCCGTGCCGGCGGTGCTGTATGTACTACTGAATGAGCGAGCAACGTCCATACTTGTGGCCCACGAAGACAAAGGTCTCATTGTGGTGTCCATTGACTCAATCTCGCCCGCCAGCAACCGAGTGTCTGATTGCGTAAATCCTCTATATGCAGGAATGTGCGTAATTCCCTTGGTTTTGTAATACAGCTGAGTGGAATCGTATATTTTTTGGAGAATAGGTCTAATCATTGCTACTTGTGCATCGATTAGTTCGGGGGCTCCGTCGAACTCATGGGCCGGCATGCCTTCTTTTTCATCTAGACGTCGAGCCCGAAGAGGCGACGTCGACCAGCCAACGGCTTCGTCCAAGCCAAACATTTTTCTTATTTCGTGCTGTATTGCAAGAGCAACGGGGTTTGCGTTATTGGCAGATATGGCCCAAGTATGAATAAGGTCAGAAACTAGGGCTTCTCGAACAATGCGTTTTCCTTCAGTGGTTTCCACATCAAAGAACACAACCCCTGTCTCCTTTGTGTAACTTTCTAGTTTCGACTCATAATTTCCAGCCCTAGAACGTACGTTTCTCAACAGGTGTTCTTTTAGTGCTTTTTGAACTTCTGGCGAATCAATGCTTGAACTATCAACTTTAACTAGTCCTGATTTTATTATTTCTTTTAACTTTTCTAACGTGAGCTGATTTTTAAACTCGGGCATAATATCCGAAAGTTTTTCAAGGTAATCTTCATCGTTAACGTCAAGAGACGCCATTGCATCTATTACCTTACTGCTTACTCCGCGACCCAATAATGAAATTAGTTCATACCCTTGCTCGCCTGTTTTGGGATTAGGTTCACCTATTTTAGCGAGTCCAAAAGCCTTGCCTTCGTTTTCTTTAATTTCGGCAATAAGATTATTTAAAAGCCCGCGTCGTGGAATTAACTCATCTAGAAACTCTCTTCTAATATCGTCAGTTCCAAGTTTTGTCATCAAATAAGGAGTAAAAAGTGACCTCATGCCGCCATCTGTAGCCATTAATTCAGCAAAAGATGAAGAACCAAAAAGTTCACCAAACTCTTCTGTTTCTAATTTGTCCAATATTTCGTCGTAATACCGTGCTCGACCAAGAATGTCGTCATGTATTTTCGCTGCAATAACACGTCCGCTTTTTGTATCAAAGGCAGCTCTAGCGGCTGCTCTTCTTTCTGTGCTTGTAGCATCGACCGGCAAGTTTTCTAAAGTTTTATACAGTCTTTGTACTGCTGCAAAAGTCTCCGTGGTATGAAAGCCGTGACCTGCTTTGTCTGTAGCAAAAACGTTAATAAATTCTTGAACGTCAAAATCTACTGAGCGAGAGAGGTTTGCTGCAATTGTTATTTTAGCAATTGCAGAGGCTTTTGCGTTAGATGGAGTACCGCTTAGCTCTTGGAAAGAATCAAACTCTAAAGCCAAGGCTTGTACATCTTTCAATACTTCGTCCCTTAAAGTTTGTTCATCGGGTACCGGTGAGGCTTTGAGTAATTCTTCAGATGGTTCAGGAGCGAACGAAACAAGACCTTCAGGCCTCTCCACCACTGGAGGCTTACTCTTTTCCTCAACGGTTTCTTCTTCGGTTTCTTCTTTTCTAAATCTTGAGAAAATTGTTTTACGTTTGCCCTTTTTGGCACCCGAAGAAAGACGGTTTTCTGAGCCAGCTTCAGAATCGCTCCACGGAAGGTCCTTTTCATCAACGCCAATTAGTGTATAAATATCTTTTCTAAGTTTCTTGCTTAGAGTCTTTTCTGGCATTTCCTTGTTTGGATGCATTATTGCAACAAAGGCTTCCGCCATAGCCTCTCTTTTGTTTATGTTTCCGTAAGAGGTGGATAAGAGAGGCTCGTCGGGGTGGGCTCTGAACATTTCTTCAGGGCTTCTCCCTGTGAGGTCGATGAACTGCGAATAGATTTCTATTCTCTTGTCGTCAGTTTCGTAGTCACCATATTCTTCTGCAACATCAAGTGAAGCCACGTATCTTGGGTCAGAGAGTTTTCCGGTTCCGTAATATGAGCGCATTTTTCCTGATGCGCCGTTTGTTTCCGTATCCCAAAGTGCTCTGTGATGTATCCAGTGTCCGAACTCGTGAACAAGTGTTCCTTCTAGGGACCTGTCGATATGAGCGTCTCGCGGTGCTGGAACCCGGTCTGGGTCAAAACTTATTGGATAAACATCCTTGTCGTCATTAAGTAGCGACTCTCTGTCGATTAATGCTCGAGGGGAAATTCCTATAGAACCCAGGGAACGGTTAGCAAGGCCGCTTATGAATGGTATTTTCTCCGTTCCGCGCTGCTTAGCAAGAAGGGCAAGACGTTCCTTCATGTCTGGGCTGTTTTCGTAGGCATCCATTCCTTCGCGAGTAAACGGAACAATCAATGGTGCTCCGAAGTTTTGCATTACCCACATAACAGAAGGAGAGGAATCCAGCAGGTCTTTTACTAATTTTTGTGTAGCAGCTATTGATTCTGGAGAATAATCAACAGGAATATTGGTTGAGTCTTTTTGTAGCTCCGCATAGTAGTTCCTAATGAACGTTTCGCGATTTTTATCGGTGCGCCATGTTGGTCCAGCAATATCATCAGCCCACATCTCAAAATACTCTTCAGCATTTGTTGGAATAATAACCTTAGATATTTCATCAGAGTTAAGGTCTGCAAGCCATGTTGAAGAATCTCTGCGAACTATTTTTCCTGAGGAACCCTGTGTCCCGTAACCGGAAGCGTTGGGGCCTTCTTGCTCCCTCTTTGACGGAACGTTCATAGGTATCATTTCGCGCTGTCTGCCAGAGGAAAGACGGTCGTTCTTTCCCAAAATATCGTGCGCAAGAGCTAATTCAATATCTTCTTCGTTGGCTTCATAAATTGGCTTGCTTCCAGAAGACAGTCGTCCACTAGTAGATGCTGCATCAAGCTTCTTAAGAACTGAATTAAAATCACCAGCATATATACGCGTTTCGGAGTCAGATACGCCTTCAATATTGAATACGGTTCTTGGTCGATTACGGTAGCCCATTGTTTCATTCATATTTAGGTCGTACTCGTCAAGTCTGCCAACCCTGAGCATTCGTTCGGCGGAGTACATCATGTAATGAAGATGCTTAACGACTATTTTTTCTTGAGGCGTTAGAGGTGAGTCTGGGTGGTCCGCAAGGGACATCATGGCAAGGTCGTTTGCCCATTCTCCATGGCGGTCAAAAGCTCTACCGGTTCCGAGATGTCCGAATAGGTCATGGGTGTCTTGAAGTGCCTTGCCATAGAGTCCCATATTGAATTTATGCGGGTCAGTTATTCCACCTATGTAGCCACGAAGATATGTATCCGTGCTGTGGCTGATTCTTGAACCTGGAAGAAAAAACTCCTCGTCACCCATTAGTTCGCCCGCACGGCGCGTAAGTTCCCTAACAAACTTGCTATGTTTTTTCCACGCTTCAAGATACGGTTCCGGCAATGTGTCTTGAGTTAATGCTGGCAAACTAATACTGTCGCCCCTGATGACAAATCCTTTTGGAGCCAACATTTCCAACAGGGGGAATCTTTCCCTCGCCTCGTCGTTTTCAAATTCTAAAGTAGAAGCGTCGTTTTTGTATATTTTTCTTGCAATAATGTTTCCGTCGGAATCTTTCCATACGGAACCATTGAAAACAACGACGTCATTCATTGCTTCGTCAAGTATTGAAACAATGTCGTCTCGTTTTGGTAATTCGACCGTGCGCCAGTCGCGCTTGTCTGGTATCTGTTCTGCTAGTTGAGGTATTGGGTCGGCGGATACAAAAGGAATTCCGTCTGAAGCAATATCAATCGATATTGATTCAAGTAGCTGTTTTCCGGTTTCGGAAAACGCATCGTCTACTTCAACGTCAAGTAGTGTTTTCCCAGCAATTTCTCTGGTCAAGCCGGGAATAGCATCTTCAATAGAATATTTCTGTTGTTTTGTTAGTTCTTTTCCTGTCGTTTCTTCTATTTTTTTAATTATTCTCTCGGCAACTTTTTTACCTGTTAAAGACTCTCTAGTTAGGCCTATGTCGGCGGCTTCTTGCTGAGTTACTTCTGTGGGTTCATTAAATGCTTCAACTACATTTGCGCCAGAAGCAAGACGGTCGTAGACTCGAATATTTAAACCGGTACGATTTGCTCTTATCTCTTCTTGGGTTTCAAGTGGTGTTCTCCAATCAAAATCCTCGGGATAGTCGTTTTCGCTGTTTACGACAAGTTGCCTATCGCGAGCCCAAGAATCAAGTTTACCAACGAAGTCGGCAGCATCATCGTCATCGTTTTCTCCCTTCAATGGAATCGTAAATGACACCGACCCTTCATTGTCTTGAGTCATCTTGGTTACAGATATTCCGCTATCTTTTATGAACGCATTAAGCTTTCTGGTTGTTGGCGGTCCGGCAAATTTTGAATCATCCTTTTTTGGGAGACTATCACTAACGAGAAGCACGTGTTCCGAATTGTAACTACGTTGACGTCCTACTGCTCCCGTATACATGTTGACTGTTCTGACCCAGGGCCCATTTTCATCGGAACCGTCGAACTCATCTGTAAGGTAATCACCAATACGAATTTTTTCCCGATTATTTTTATTTTTTTTGAATATTGCAATAAGTTCTTCAGATGATGGAAGTCTCCATCTTGGCTCCCCTGGTCTTGCCTTGTCATTTAATTCAGATATTAAATAAAATGCTTCATCTTGCGAAATATTTTCTGGGGAATATTCTCGTGAGCTTAGTAAATCTTCTGACCGTACTTGTATTTTTTTAGGTGTTCTACCTTTTTTTACTGGCCCGATAGTGACCACTTGATTGCGACCAGAAGAAAGCCTTGCACTTCCCTCTTCTTTTTGGGCTGCAACAAAAGACTCTTTGTCTGATTCAAACTTTTCTACATCTGCGTTAAATTTATCGTTGTCGGCTTTTAGCTTTGCGTCTCTTTTTTCTTTATCCAAGACGTCAGTAGACCATCCGTTTTCAATCGCTCTATCGATTATCTTCTGCATAACCTGACTGGTTGCAAAAGCGTCAGCATCGGCGTTGTGGTGACCCTCACCTAATTCAACATCCAAATATTCGGTTATTGCAGCAAGACTGCTGGATGGTTTCTTATTTCCATCTCTATCGATTATGTATGGGCCTTCCGGGCTTTCTTCACTCCATACAGGCAAAGTCATTGCGCTTATATCTCTCGTGTCAAGATAGCCAGAAGGACGCCAATCTATTCCTTCTCTTTCTAACGCGTCTTCAAGCACCCTTTTGTCAAACGTTGCATTCTGTACACCAATGATTGCGTCTGGTCCAATAAACTCAGCAACTTGTCTATGAGCTTCCGCCATTGGCATTTGCGTAGCAAGCCATTCGTTGGTTATTGGGCTACCGTCTGCATCTTTAAGGTTTGCTAAAGACCATTCACCAAGAGGCTGTTCGGGATTCATGAAAAGATTTAAGCGGCCTATCTCTTTGCCGTTCCTCATTCTCACAAGACCAATTTGTGTCGGGTTGCCGTTTGTGGTTGCTTTACCGAATTCGTCGAAATCTAATCCAGTTGTTTCGTAGTCAAGAAATACCATTTCGGTTTCGGCATAGCGTTCCCTGAACTCTTCCCAAGAATTAACGCCATCAAATCTTTCTTGCGCTCCTTCAAGGAAAGCACCAAGCGTTGGTTCGCGTGGGTATCTTGGTGCCCTGCCGCTAGCCAGTCTTGCCGATGAACCAGATAGTGAATCGTCGTCTTTTAATTTTCTAGACGTAGAAACCCAAGTGTTTTCTTTTCTGTTGGCTATTCTAAGTAATGCGTTTTTGCTTGCTTCTTGAAAGAATGACGTACTGGATGGAACGTCTGCATACCGTCTTTCGGCGGAGATGTGTGTACGATTTACCTGTTCTAGATTTGCTAGCGTCAAGTCGGACGCAACATTTGGAGAAACGCCAAGCATTTGTGCCCTGATTCTTCCAGCATTATCTGCTCCCGGCGTTCCAGAATTGCGCTCTCCTCCGACCAGCACATCTATGCCGTCGGCCCTCAATATATCTTCTACTTTTTTGCGCCCGTCTTCGCCCTTTTTTATTTCTACCAATTTGTAACTGCCTGGAGGAAAACGCAGCCCATCTCCTGGTGGCGGCGATGCCGCAGTATCAACTATATTAAAGTTTTCTAAACTGTCTGGGTTTTCCTTAATGAAGGAATCCAGCGGTGCAATAACTACGTAAGACTCGCCTTCTGTTTCCTTTCTAAACAAGTGTCCTTCAGCTAGATGGTTTACAGCAAAATGAAGTGTTGTTCTATTAACCGTAACTTCTGTGCCGTCTTTGGCGGTTTGTGGAAAGTCTTCCAATGGACGAAGAACTAAATAACCTTTTTCATCTATTGTCGGTTTATAGGAAGTTTGATGAATCATTCGTGCATCAAGAGAAAGAGCTTTTTCTGGATTGTCTACTGCGGGGAGCTTGCTGTCTAGTTTTTCCAGAAGCGAGTCGCTGTATTTTGCAAATTCATCAAATTCTTTTTGTGCGTCTTTATCGCCTTTTGATGCCGCATAAAGAAGGGCGCTTACATAGCTTGAAGCGTTGAAGTCGCTACTTTCCGCAAGTACAGAAACATCTGCACCATGAACCGCTGAATACCATTTTTGTGCTGCTTTTCTTCCTTCTGCGGAAGAGGGGTCGAGTTTAAGTATTTCAAAAGGGTTGAGCGGCAGTTTTTTTATTCCATCACCAAACTCGGCCTGTTCATGGGCTCCAAAAACTATCGATTCGTTGCCAATTTTAAAAACTTGACCTGTCCATATGTATTCTTTTGGAGTAAAGCCTTCCTCCACTACCGGTGAGGAAGAGACGTTTGACGTTTTTAATAAAAGGTCAGACTCAAAAGTGTAGTCACCATCACGAAGAACGTCTTCACCGTCACTATATTTTGCAAAGAAGCCATATTTTCTGAATCCTTTTGCTCCGTAATCCGCTGTTCCGTTGTTTACATAATTAAACCATCTTCTAGTTTCTGCACTGGAAGTAATGTTTGTATCTGGGTTTTTGATAAGAACATGGTCAAGAAGGGCTTCTAGGACTCCTGCTTTTTGCGATTCCTTGCTTGCATTGTAAGAAAGAAGCTTAGTTGCTTCTCCTGTCGGGGGTTCGGAAAATGTAAGGCTTGCGATTTGTCCGCTTTCGTCCTCGATAAATACAGAAAAACCATCTTCTGATTGAGAAGTTTTTATGTCATATCCATCGCCGTTAAAACGAATAGAAGAATACTCTTTGCCGTCCCGAGAAGTTTCTAGAAGTTCTGACGGGTTGCGCTTGTCGTTATAGTCCGCTGATTCGTCGTAGATATTTTGTGCGTTATAGCGCCTAGCTGCACCGCTAGAGAGTCTTCCCGACGAGGGAGTGGCTGCAGAAAATGCTTTTCCATCTTCGCTCAGTGCGTCGCTATGCTGAAGGTCTCTTTCTGGAAAAACCTCACGGTGGGTATTAAACATTTCAGCAGCAATGCCTCTTCGCCTATGGCCGCCGCGTGTATTTATTTGAAAAACTTCGTTTCTGTCTTCTACATACCATGTCTCTAATGCCGCAATGATTTTCATTTTTTCGTCACCAAGCGCGCTACGTAGTGCATCCTGCATATCTACGTCATCTATAGATAGTGGTGATTTTTTCCCATTAAAAGGGTTTTCTCCTTGTTGATTAAAATTATCAAGAAGTTTTTTGCGCTTTTCATCTACCGCAGAAGATGAGTAAGCCCTTACTTCGCCATCTTTATCCAGAACTATCCAGTAGTCTTCTTCTTTACCCTTTGGCTGAGTTGACCTAACTTTTTTTGCAGCTTTTAAGTTTCCATAGTCATAAACTTCAATCTCCGAGAGTTGAGTCATGCCGCTAGATAGTCTTTTTGGCGAGGGTGTCTTGTCAGAAGACGAAGACGCTATTGAATCCGGAGTCCCTGGCTTTTTCCCTTGACCGTCAATTCCGACCCATACTGGCTTTGTTGTTCCCTCATCTGCCCAGCCATCACCGTCAACGTCCATTCTGGAGCCGGTAGGTTTTCTTTTTCCCGGCTTACCGCCCGTGGGGAGCTCGATATTTCCGAGTCTTCTTCTTTTACGTCCTTCGCCAATTGTCGGTCTATTTACTCCGCGAGAAGCTAAATACTGACCAAGTCGCCCTACGGCCGCTTTTTCCTCTTGGTTGGCCGCCAGACCGCGTCTGGACTCCTCGAAAGGGATGGGGAATTCATTATCGGAAGACATTTAATTAAATAATACCATTAGAAGATATGCGCAAACTAAAGCCGATTACCGCATTTAGTGCATATCTTGGCCCAAGGATAGAAACGCATCATTTCCATTGGGTGGTCACATTCGAGCAATCTCTTGGCTTCGGAATTAAGAATGTTTCTAATCCACGCAGAAAGGGTCACCTGCTCTATGTTGGCAGCTTCTTTCCATCTGCCTCTTTCGTAGTCGTTGGTACGAATAAGGACCTGTTTGTCTGCTGGACCGTCTGAAGCGTCAATTAAAGGTGAGACAGTGGGTGTCAAGGTTTCTGCAACCTTGTCCATAGCTACGCGAATATTGTCAAGTTCGTCATTTTCATTGTTCGATATCGTCATCGCTTGGGTCCCTGTAGTTTGGCTCATCCGTTGAGTCAGATACTACTTCAGCGTCGATAATCAAACCTTCATCTTCTTGGTTTTTTCTAAGAATTGCATAAACAGTCTCCTCTGGTAACACCCCAGAAATCGCCATTAATTCCAGCAACTTTCTTGCTTCTGATTCGGCATCGAAACCAACTGCAGGCATTGTTACGCCAGGCTGGCCCGCAATAGTCGCGCGAACTGTTTGATTTAGGGTTCCGTCAACGTTTACGTTTACGTTCGTCTGCTCCATGCCAAGCAATTTCGTTCTTCGGTCCATTATGGAGAGAACTTGCTGTATTGCCTTGAGGTCCGGCTCTATCTGCATTTCTGTTCCATCGTCACCGACTATGCGTCTGTGTTGCGTCATGGGCCATATTGCTTGCTGCAGGTTGTCTAAACGCTCCAGCTCCATTCTCAAGACTTCAGGGTAAGCGAGGATGGCTTCCTTGTTCATCTTTTCAAGCTGACGTTGGATAGACCTGGACACTGAGGCTGAAGAAACACCAAATCTTCTGGCTATTTCATTTACGGAAGTTCCTGCTTGACGCATCTTGAAAATGCGCATGTCTCTTTCGTTTAGAAACTCTTTAGTAGTAATTGGTTTTGATTTTTCGTCACTCATTTAACAGCCTTAGACCACTCGACGACCTCAAATGGAAATCTGACGCCTCTCTTAATTTTAGTAGGCCATTGGCGCTCGTCACGAGCACCTCTGAAATGGCGTACATCATAAACATAGCCTCCCAATGCCGTTGGGTCTGGCTGAAGAGAAATACCGAACTCTGGCCACCTAGACCAGACAGCCGAACCGAACGGACGCAGGTCCCTGCTTGTCATACTTGTACCAAGAGGGGCGTGATGCTCAATCCATAGGGCGCATTTATAGATGGTTCTAATCGTGTCCAAGTATTTTGCAACTTCTAATGCGATTGACTCAGAAGTTCTGCCACCTGGGTCTAAGAACGCCTTATAAAGAGGACCTATGACCAAAAGCTCAGGCTTGACCGTATCAAGCGCTTCTTCAAGAATCGCCCTATCGCTAGCCTTCAGCAAATCCATTCCAGATGGACGAGTTAGCAATTCGGCGTTCAGGCGAGACACGCGACCCTGCGACATGGCTTGAAGCGCTATAGAGCGACCAGTTCTTCTAATGATTCTGTCTGGGTTTTCAAGGTCAACCGTAAGTGTTGTGATTGGTTTCATGGGTTGAAACGAAAACGGATGTATTCCAGCCGCTGAAAGAAGCGCAACCTGTCTAGCCAACATTGTTTTACCGACACCTTCGGCAGCAACAACAATAACTCTTTCTCCTCTTTCAATAAGGCCAGGTATAGCCCAATCGTAAGAGTCTCCATCGGATTCATTAATAAAATCGTTCCAGTGAACAAGACGGCCCGTATCTAAAGTAAAAGAAACAGTTGCCGTTGCGAGAATGAGACCGCTTTTTGCTATCTTCTGTTTATTATTTAGGTCGCTTCTGTCTAAGATTTCTTGAATCTTGGTTAGAGCCAAGTCTTCAGGAGAAAGTTCGTCTGTAATCTTTGATTCAGAAACAACTACTTCATTAAATCCATCCGCAGACATTTGTTCCGGTTCTGGTTCTTCTGGAATGTACGGAACTAGTTCGTCAATAGCTTTTCCAGCCTCAAGGTGGTCCGTTATGTCCTTGTGCTCTGGGCATACCCAGACTTGAGCGTCACATCCCACCGCTTTAAGTTTTTCACAAACATCTAAAGCGTGTTTTAATCCAACCTCGTCTTTGTCGGCGATTATCTCCACAACTAAACCAGCAAGGGGTTCGGTATGAATATCAAGCCATTTCCCAGCACCACCAGGCATGGTTGTAGCAATATAACCAGCGTCAGTCAACGTGTCTACGTCTTTTTCGCCCTCTACAACCCATACGGCAGCATCAAACTTCTTTGAGTTTATAACTGCGGGAAGATTGTAAAGAACCTTAGGTATATCGCCGAGGCTGTACTCCCAGCCACCTCTAGAGTCGGGCTTTCGTTGACTAAATGTTTTCTTGCCGTTCTCGTCTACGTATCTAAGCTTTTGGAATAACAGTTTTCCATTTTCGTCCGTGTAGTCGTAGGTTGCTACCAATGTTTGCTTTGTTGAAGGTGTAGGTTTTGCGACCACTGGTTTTTTCTGTTGCTCTGAGCTTTTTGGTGGAGAAACTGGACGATAATCTTTGTTCTGTAGATAGTCCGAATCGTCTTTTCGTGGCATCAAATCTGCAACACTCAAACCAACGGCAGTACATATCTCTTCTACGTTGCAGGACATTCCTCGATGACAGGTAACGAGAACTCGACCATCCATTCCTTGTCCAACAGAGAGAGACGGATTAGCGTCATCATTTCTGCAGGGACAGCGCGCAATCCATCCAGAGCCAGCCTTACGAACACCATCTAATAAGGCTAGAAAATTTTCAGTTTCTAAAGAAGGATTTGTCATCTAGATGGTCACCGAGGCAGGAGTAGGTTGACGGGGACTTTAGGA